CATCTGAAGCAGAACCAATAGTCTTGCCGTCGCCAATAATTATATCGTCAGTAAATGTGGCAATGCCTGTCACACCAAGAGTGCCACCAACAGTCATATCGTCCGTAACAGTCAAATCGTCTTGCACCTTGAGGTCAACAACATTTAAAGAAGCAAAAGCATCTACAACAGCAGCCCCACTACCTGCACCATCTAAATAAACAACTTTAGTATCTCCCGGAGGAATCGTTACATTTGCACCAGAACCTTGACTTATAATAATATTTTGAGAGCCAGAAGTGCCGTTTTCAATAAAATGCACCCTAGATAAAGTATTTGGAGCTATAGTAATAGTACAAGCAGAATCTAATGTTCCTGTGTATTTAATAAACATAGAACGAGCAGGGTCTGTGGCTCCATCAGCAACTGTAGAAGTATGCGTGTCTGCATTTGTCGTTATGGCTTCTGTGCCAAAACTAAGTCCTTCTGCAATCAACTCTAGGTTCGTGTTGGTTGTATCCCCCCACGTTCCTGATTGTTCTCCTGAACCGATTTCTTCTAATCTTAAATCATTTGTATATACACTTGCCATGTTCGCCTGTCCTTATGCTGCTATGTTTTCCCAAGACGGTGTTTGACTTGGAGATATTGCACTAAAATTTGGTGTTTGACTAGGTATAATTTGTCCCCAAACTGGAAAAACTCCTCCTGTACCTGCACCAACTTGTCCTGTAGCACTTACTCCTGTTACCTCAATATTTGCCGTTCCTGATGTTTCTGCTGTAGCACTGTTAATTGAAGCGGTGGCACTTATACCTACATTCGTTGTAAATATATTGCCTAAAGCTGAAGTACCTGCAACTCCTGTAACTGATAAATTTGAATCTGCTGTAATTCCCACAGCAGATGAATCTACTGAAGCTGTTCCTGAAACCCCTGTGACAGAAACATTTGCAAGACCAACAACCGTTGTAGAACCAACTCCTCCTGTTGCACTCACTCCTACATTTGTAGAAAATATATTACCTAACGCAGATGTCCCTGAAACCCCTGTAACAGAAACATCTATACTTACAGCACTTGTTGCAGAACCAACACTACCTGTAGCCGTAACCGAATAAGCAACGTCACCATTCCAAGTGCTTGTGTTCCAAGCTCTGTTAGAACTATTCCAACCTTGAAATGCTACAACATTGTTTATCGACATTAGGCTATCCTAATAATCGCATTACTCGCATCAGCCGTTGGAAACACTATCGTAAAGTCGCCAGAACTCGCTGCTTTATCTGCACCAAAGTCTAAAACACAAACAGCAGGATCTCCTGTTGCAGTTTCATTAAATATCAACGCGCCGCGTACAGATGATATTGTTACGTTGCTAAAAACCTCGTCTGCAAAATCAACTAAAGCTGTTGTTCCACTGGATGTAGGTGTAACAGGAGCAAGCGCCTGACCCTTTGCTGAATAGTTTGTGCCACTAATTTCATTACTTGAGGTGTACGCCGTCGTCGCTGCCGTAAAACTTGCACTGTTATCATAAAGTGCGACATTAAAAGTATTACCTGTCGTCGCTGTTAGATTATGAACCCCCTTCATTAACTCTACTTTAAAGGACGTACACAAAAAGTTACCTGTAAAAGCCATCACATTCTCCTTATATATTCAGCTAGTTTCGGGTTTCCTGAGTCTTTAATTGCATTATATACAGTAGTTCTATCACTTTTAATAGCTTGACGCATATATATTGCAATAATTTTTTCCATTTCTTTTCTGTAAGCGTGAGCTTGTTCGCGTATTGCAGGAGGCGCGTTGTCGGAAATACCAATAATTTTATTAACGCAACGCTCCGCAGTTTCTTCAGGAGTAAACCCTCTGTTATCGGTTGTTTGCACCCCAACAGACCCTACGGTTATGCCTAGTTGTTCAGTAAACATTATGTTTTAACCTTTCTAATTTCTCCCGACGTATAATGATCCGTAACTTCTTGTGCCTCTCCAAGGTTTTTAAGTCGTGACAAAGAGTCTGTTAATCGGGCGTTATAAAGTTGTATTAAATCAGGTTCTCCCTTCATGTATGTATAACACTCTAACAAACAAGCGTAGAGCAACGATATCTCTGCATTTTCTCCAAGCCATGACACAGTGCTATCTGACCCTATAGCTGAAAGTGTTCCCGTGGCTCCACTAGAACTCCCTGTAAGAGTTTCACCAACGGTAAACGTTCCACTTGGAACAACTACAGTTAAAGTTGTAGAGGAGGGAACAGCACTTACTGTAGTAGATTCTCCGCTTGTTCCTCCAGTAATTGTATCACTCGTAGTAAACGTTCCACTTACACTTGTCATTGTTAAAGTAAACAAGCTTTGTGTTAAACTTGTTGGTCTGTAAAAATAACTTAATGTTGCAGTAAATCCCGTGCTTGGAGTAGGTGCTAAAATAAAGTTGTCTACATCAAATTGTGCGTAATATTTAGAAACTCCCGTTGTTGCAGAGTTTGGGTTGTAGGCTTGAACAAACTCCAACGATTTAAATTGTAAAAATTCAACGTTGCTACTGTTTGTAATACTTAAAGAAAATGGAGCTAAAAAGTCTGATGGTGCAGCTAAAAACTGATTGTCTGCTGTTACGTTTCCAGACACGTTCTTTTGAAAAAGATTTAATTGAACAGATTTTAAAATTCTCTCCTCTCCAAGTCTTACAAACAAAGGCATATTAGAAACAAAAGATGCTTCTGTATTTTGAGTGTAGTCCTGCAACGCATTTTTTAAAGTTGTATATGTAAAGCTCATGTTGTCACCGTAACCGTTCCAACAGAACCTAATGCTTCTAGGTTATTTGAAACTAAACTGTTATAATCATTGTACCCAACTGGATTAAACCCGTACTGTATAGACCGTTCTTCTGCAAGACCTGTGGGAGGTCTAGGATCTTTTAGCGCTTCCGCGTCGGTTACCTTTCTTCTTGGAAACAACTGAGGTTGTTTTGTTTCCCACTCGTCTTTTCCAACAAGAAGACCGTTCCATTCTTTTCTCATATCTTTCAGCAGGTATTCAAATCCAGATCGGTCTGAAATACCCTTTGCACGTTTTCCTAAAGCAAAACTACCCATCAATACACCGCATAATAATCTAAACTTGGAGCAACTTGAAAGGAAGAACGGTCCCTATCTTCCGTCATAGCTCTTTCAAATTCTTCTTCATAAACCGCTTTTAATAATTGTATTTTGTTAGGCGCTCTTTTCATTGCTATGTAATAAGCAAGCCCTGCGGCTAAACATGGATAAAATCTAAAAGGCATATCAACCGTATTAGTCATTGTATCGGCATCATTCATACGAGTAAGGCGTGTAAATTTTATTACATCAGTATTGTTTTCTGGCGTTGGCCATACTTTTAAAACAGGAGTTGTTTGACGTTCTATAAAAAACTGAGAAGGTCTTCCTGTGGTAGCTTTACTTGGTATGGATAGAAAAGAGTCCCTGCTTACCCTTGTTATACTAAGGTCTGTGGAATCTCTTGTTACAACTGCCGATAGAAAGTCTATCGTTTTTTGAACATCCGAAAAATCTACTACTGCCGATAAAGAAGTAGAAGCAGAACTGGTTCCACCCGTAATTGTTTCTCCAGAAGAAAAGGTTCCTGACGGTATTGTTATTGCTATTGTAGTAGAACTAGGCAAACTAGTAACAGAGGCCGTAGCTCCACTTGTACCCCCTGTAATCGTCTCTGCAATAGAAAAACCAGAACTAGAAGATACGGTCATAGTTAACGTCCCCGCGGGATATTCTGCAATACCTGTAGCTAACGGTACAGACGTTTCTATAATAGTCCATTGATTAAGTCCTCTATTAGCCCACTCCGCTAACATGAGGTTTAAAGACCTTTTTGCAGTCTTTAAGTCATAGCCTGTCCTGACCTCTAAACCACAGCGTTCAAAGGCTTCTTCGATGTACTCTGTTACATCTAATTCAAAGTTTGTTGATCCAGATAAAGCCATTTATCACTTTTTCACCTTACCGCCCATACGCATACCCTTGGCTTTTACTTTGCCACCTTTTCTATAGCCTTTAGATTTCATCATGCCACCGGCTTTCATACCCTTGGCTTTTACTTTACCGCCATTCTTCATACCCTTGGCCTTCATCATACCGCCGGCCTTCATACCTTTAGCTTTAGTCTTTTTAACTTTTTTGTTTTTTTTGGCTCCTGCACCAATGTTTACTCTACTTGTCATTTGATTCTCCTTCATTGTACAAGTTGTCAAAAATTCTATTTACATCCAGTGTATAATCTAAATCTGATTTTGAATAGTGTAAATGTTGCGAAGGTCTAAAATCAGGCGCACCTTCTCCCGTTGAAAACCAAGCGGGATGTGTAACTCTAACTCTATTGTTTGGTAAGGCTACTATATTTCCCGTCCACTCTCTCGCATCTAAAAGTTGCAACACATGAGACTGTTTGTGTTGAGCAGGATCGTCTGCAATCTCACTGTCAGTGTAATCTACCGTAAACAAATACTTTGCAGGAAAAAAACCACCGTCTATTTTTGCTAACCAAGGACAAGGTGTAGTTCTGTCCATCACATATACCGCATGATTATGTGAAGAACAATCCCAAGGTTGGGCTTCATGCGTTTGCATGGGTTCAGGCCATTCTTCCAAAGGTATATCTCCAACCAAACCTGTTATAGGCATTCTAGCCCACATGGCTCCTCCATGAACGGTATCCTCGTCCTCACCTTCTGCCTCACATCCAGTAAAGATTACTTGAAAGCTTAAACATCTATTTGGTATGGTGGTAACTGCAACAACCATAGCGTGTAAAAACTCCCCGTGATATTTTTCGTGATTATGCGTGTATTCTTTCCTTACCCAACATTTAAAGTAAGGTATATTACTTTGTAAGTATGCCATATTAAAACAAAAAACTTGTAACAGTGACCGCCAGTTGAACCGTTATAGCAAATAATATTGCCCAAATCCTAAAATCAAGCTTATCAATATCTTTTTTAATGTGCTCCAAGTGATTCGTTTCTATACGCTCAACAATTTCTGTCAGAACACTTACCTTTTTATCTACTTCATGCAAAGAAGGTTTTGTCATCGACAACGCCACCTTTTTCTGGCTTGACGTAACCGACTGTTTGGATCGGCTGCTGCTTTTGGAAACTTTTTCATTTGACCCTTTGACCTTGCGCAAAACGACTTCCTCCTCTTGGCATCTTTACTCCCTGCCTTTACCTTCCCTGTAACCGCAGTTTGTAATTTTGAACCGGGGTTCTTTCGTCTGTAAGCTTTTACCCCTGCTTGCGTCATTCCCGCCCCAGATTTAGTGGGGCGAAAATTCTTTTTATTTCGTTTAGGCATTTCGCCTTTACGTTTTTTCGTCTCAGCCATATTTCTTACGCATATACAAAATAATCGTATATGTATCCGCGGAAGTATGTCCTACAGTTGTAAACATAAGATCGCCCGTTTTTCCACTTCCTGCATTGTTAGTCAAACCACCAAAGGAAGTGTAATCGTGATCTCCACTTTGATTTTCTCCTAATTCAATGCAAAAAGCGTCGGTAGTAGCATCCCAAAGTATCTTTACTTTCATGCCAATACACTGCCACCAGATACGTTCAATAACGACTCCAGAACATGCCACTCCGTCTACACTATTAGACAAAGCCGATACATCTACTTTTTTTACGGCACTCTCGCCAGTCCCGTCCGACACGTTTGTAAACTTTATAACGGCCTTGTTAGGACCATCAATTAAGGTTTGCGAGGTTACAGCATCAGCCATGAAATCCTCCTATTACGCGATTTGAACATACTCAATAATGAATGTAAACGACCCTGCTGTTGTAGCATCCACTGTATTTGTAATATTACAATAAATAGTTCTTTCGGTGTCTGTATATTGAACAGATGCAGGAGCAGTTGTTCCACTTTGTGTCTGCACAACAAGAGTTGTTGTTGTAACATTGTGCTCAACAACAGTTGTACCGCCATCTAATATCTCGTCTGTTACAGCAGCAACAATCTGAGCACCAGAAGAAGATGTTCCAACTTCGTAACCAATATCACCTGTTCCAATAACAGGAGATGTGTCACAAAATATTTTAATGTCAGTAATAATGGTGTTTGCAGGTTGAGTGAACTCACCAATTGAAGGACTGTCTCCGGCTGTCGTGTTTACTGTTACACCAGTAGCAAAACCAACGTGCTTAACATATTTATTTGTCACGATGCCTGTTGAAGCAATACTAGCAACATCTGTGTAAGCACCTGTCGTAGTATTTTTAGAAACGACCTTAAAGCCGTTTTCGGAGCGAACCGCTCCTGTAAAAGTTGTATTAGCCATGTAATATCTCCTTGTCGTGGCTAGTGTCAGCTTTCGCTGTCAAGTGGATAGTTATAATTTCTTATACAACAGTTTAAACTAAAAAGAAAGGGGCGAATAAATCGCCCCTTAAACTTTTTTGTGTTTGTAATTTAAGCTGCGCCCGGCGTACCGAATACAGATCTCCAATCACTTACACCGAAAGCATAACGTTCTCTTGCTTTAAAGCGCATGTTTCCTGTATCAAAATCGCCTTCCATGGCAGTTTTAATCGGTGAACGATTAAAATGTTTAAAACCATTTGGAGCGTCTGTTTTGATAAAGAAAGCGTCCGTGTCGGTTAGGAAGTGATTTACAACCGCACCGTCAGGAAGCATTCCCATGCTCTTGTTTGCGTTGATATCGTTATCCGCTGTACCGCTTCTCAAGTTACTGTTGATAACTCTTTCTGCAATAAACTGAAGTTCTTTTGGTATAATTAACTTCATTCCACGAATAGCAACTTTAAGACCACGCTCATCAGTCGTTCCTGCAATATCAATCAACATCTGCTCAAGAGATGTTTCATTAAGATCCGCAGCTGTAGCCAAAATGTTAGTTTGGTTTCCAGAGATGGATGGGTGTGATGCAGAACAAAGCGCCACGCCATCGCCAATCGCATGTACCCCAGTATTAAACGCATTGTTTAATATAGAAGCAGCTTTGATTTGCTTGGTTTGAGACATTGATCGTGCAAGAGCCTTTGTATATCGACTAGCAAGTCGATCATAAAGGTTGTCTTCAATAGCTTCTTCCGTAATTGAGAAAGCAAGAGCTATTGTTTCCATGTTATAACGAGCAGTGTATGTTTCCTGTGCATCGTCGAAGCTGATTGCAGAACCTTCCTGCTTGGTAGGTGCGCTTCCAAAACCACCCAACATCACTTCTTCTTCAAAAGCTCTGTCAGAGGATTCTTCGTCAAAAATTTCGGAATGCTCGTTTTCGTATCGGTCGTACTCTAACCCAAAAAGGGCGTTTAGACCGGGTTCTAGCTCTTTAGCTAGTTGTGCGCGAGATATAGCCATTTATAAAAACTCCTATACGCCAGTTGTAGAAACAGTGGCCGCTGCAATAGACCCAGTAGGTGCATTGAAGTGGTTGTTTATACGAACGATTAATGGAATACCCGCAGCTGTGAAATCAGAATTAGCGGGATCGTCTTGGATACCCATAATTCTCAATGCCAAAGTGTTGGTGGTGGCAATTGTGTTCAAATCTGCTGTTGCAGAAGAAAGTCCAGTAGTAGTAGATCCACTGTTTCCTGTTGCAAAAGCAATGTTTGCAAAGACCGCTGCACGAATTTCAGCTTCGGTATTTGCTGCAGCAACAACATTAGATGTTGCTATTTGAAACAATTGGTTTGGGTCGTCATACAAGAAAGCTCTGACTGGAAAGTCAGAATCTGCTCCTGAACCGGGCCAGTAGTTAGAAAAAACTACTTTTCCTGTAGTAGAGGATACATATTCACATCCGCTAAAAACACCCGCAATAGCGACGTTACCACCGGCAGCTGCCTGTAGATCGTCAATAACTCCCGCAGCAAGCGGAATAACCGCCATGCCATGAAAGATAGGGTTGCTGTTATCAGATGCAATACGATACTCTGTAGTACCCGTTGACGAGACTGAAGAGCCTTGTCGGGATATTGGTCTAAGACCATAACCGGCAGTATCTGTATTAGCCATTTATTTTCTCCAATTTAAGTGGTCCGTTATCTGTTTCGACCACCAAAAGTTACCTTTGATTGACGATCAGGTTTATTAATCGCCATCGACGAATGCTGATTCTCTCTCATCATATCGTGGTCCACGGCTTCCTGTTGATCCGAACTTCTCTTATTAAAGTACGCCTCACGTTCTGCAATGGTCTCTACTGGTATACGAGCAAGAATCAAACCACCTACTCCAAACACACCTTCATATTTACCCGAATCAACGACAGGACTTTCAAAATCTGGATACTCATCCTTACGGACTAATTCCCAACCTTCTCGCATCTTGGCACTGATGTTTTTCTGATCGTCAAAACCACGAACTTCTGCTCGTATCCAACGATGTTTAAACCCATCTGGGGCGGGTGGTGCGTCTAACATAGACGGGGGCGCCCACGGCTTACGCTGTGCCGTTTTAACCCTAGTATTATTTGCACGGGGGCTTCGTTCGATAGAATTTTCTGTTTTATTTTCCATAACTTATCCCTTCACATGTTTCGCGTATTCTTCTAGTGGCACACCCAATCTTCTAGCCATATCGACTTGGGTCGGGGTGAGTCGAACCTTCTTATTAGCACTGCGCCCAGTTGCAGAGCGTGACACAGAGGCGACAGTCTGAGCGGGTCTCTTGCCTCCTGCTCCGTTTGATTTCATCTTCTGCGGAAACTCGTCCCGTATCCGATTATCTAACTCATCATAGTACTCATCAGAGGTCGCGTCAAACCCTTCTTCCTCCACAAGTCGTTTATGTATGCCAAAAGCGGCAAAAGTCATGGCTTCGTCGTTGCCAAACCATTCGTTTTTAGACGCCCACTCTTCTGCCTTGGGGTCTGGTTTTTTAACCGCAGGTTGTTGCGGTTGCTGTACATACTGTTGCTGTGGCTGTTGGGGGACAGATTGTTGTCTTTTTTGTTGAGCCTTTGCTTGATTTACACGTTCGTTTTCTAAGGTTAATTGCGTAACTTTGCGTTGCGCCTCTACCGCGGCGTTTGTGTCTCCAAGTTCCATAGCCTGCTTTAGAGAGTTCTCCGCCTCTTTCATTTGCGTATCAACGCGAGTTCCATACTCTTGAACATAACTTACATCAAGATTGTTAATTCTACTTTTAAGGCTATCTGATTCGGCCTTAACCTGTTGAGCGTATCGAAACGCTTCTTCCTTTTCTCTTTCTGCGGTCCGCATTTTTTTGGTCAAACGGTCAATTCTTTTTTGCGTAGAACTCTCTGCTTTTTTAAATTGATCGTCATCCTCAACAACCTCAACTTCGGGTTTTTCAACGTCCTTTTTTGGTTCTTCTATTTCTACTTCAAGATCTAATTCTTCTTGTATTTTTTCTTCAGCCATGTCGTCTCCTAATAATGCAGAATGTCTTCTGGGGCTAAAATTTTAGCTAAAACCTCATCATCATTGAGTATTCTAACTTCTCCACCGTCTATTTTTAGACGCGATCCTGAATATCGTGCAAACAATACCCAATCTTTTTCCTGACACCAAGGTCCGTCTGGAAACTTTTGTTCGTCCTTATACGCAAGGGAACCAATTTTTAACACATACCCAACCTGTGTAGATATGTTTTGGTCTTGAACAATTTGATCTGGAAGATAAATGCCACCTTCTGTTTTTCCTTTACCTCTATATGGTAGGATTAAAATACGCCATCCTGTCGGGTCAGGCATCCTATCTAACAAAGGTTTATCAATTAAGGTGGGATCTAAAACTTTTTCTTCAGCCGGCACATAAGCTTTTGTAAGGTCCGCAATGGCTTCTTTAGCAGCTTTTAAGTTAACTGAGGTACTAGTCATCATCTTGCTCCTGTTTTTCTAGCAGGCTCTTGAGTTCCTGTTCGATAAAATTTAATCCGTCTAAACTCCCCATTAAAAACTTATAGTGTTCCATGTCTTTAACAGTACCGTTCATAAGGCTATCACTAATAATCTCTCGTCGTTTTCCTATAAGTCTAAACGTAGCTTCTGCAAGATAAATCTCATCCATTCTTATATCACCACATCTATTCCTACAAGTTCACATCTACTCCTATCATATCTTTTACATAAATTACCAGAACTATTTTAATAATTCTAACGCGGATTCTTTTGTTTCTTTGTTTCTGCGTGTCCAACCTTTGCCAAATGCGTCAAAAGTTTTAAGACCTTCGTAAAATCCTTGTCTTTTATCGTGCATTTTTTCTATGAGCTCTCTAGGTTCATGTTCCGCTATAAGCTTTAATGTTTTTGGACCTATCCCACCGTCTTGTGTTGCACCAATAATACCTTGCAACGCTTTAGCACTTCTTCCAACACCAGAATTTACCGCCCAATCAAATACGCACCAATCAACCCCACTTGGCAAGTCGTCACATTTGCACCTTCGCCAATATTCTTCTTTATAAATTGGAGCAACATCTTCAGGGGTTAAATCTCTCATCTCCTGTTCTGACATTTTTTTGCCAACCCATCGTTCGTAAACAAGGCGAGTAACTCCATGATTCGTCATACCTCCGGGATCACGCGGATGGTTTACAAAACCACCTTCGTGGTGCAGAAGCATCTCTAAACATTTATCAAAATTTTCTTGCATATAATATCCTTATACAAACAGAGTTTTCTTACGGCGGTTGTTCATAACCGCTCCACAACCCTTTGCAATACGGCGATTGCCTGTTTTTTTCATTTCACCACCGTTTCGTGCAAAAGTAACCTTTGCGCTCTTTGTATTTTTTACGACCGTTTTACCTTTTGATCCTTCTTTTTTCTTTTTCTTAGCTGTAGAAGCCCGCTCAGATTGACTAAGGCTGTTTGCTTTACTTCGGGGCAAACAACGATCTGGGTTCTTCTTATCCTTAGACGTACCGCACTTTCCTTTAATCTTTCCGTCTGTGCCTATTCTGACCCAGTCCTGCTTTACCCAATCTTTTAAAGCGCCCATTAGGCTTTACCTTTAGATTTCTTGGCATAATTAGGATCTTTACAATATTTGGAGGCGGCCATGTTTGCATAAGCGCTTGGGTAAGTATCAAAAGTTCTTTCTGCCCAAGCTTTACCTTTGGGACAAATCTTACTTCCTTTGCTTTTTTTAGAAGCACTCTTAGATTTTTTTGAGTAGTTCGCCATCTCTTCTCTTTTCGTCCTCTCTTCGCTTACACTTCAAACATATTTCCTTCATTGTAATCCATTTTTGTCTAATAGTGTATACCCAACATATTTTTATTTCAGTACCACAAACAATACAAACATCTTCCTCTATTTCGTCAAGCCTTTTTGTTTCTCATACGTTCTGAGGGAGCCTATGCCTAGCATTCCACCCAAAACCGTAAGGAGGGTGGACATGTCAAATTCTGGTAATTCAGGTAAATCTACTCCTGAAGCTGTTAAAACAAAAACCAAAAGAGGTTGCAGTACAAAATGATAGGCAAAAGCAATTCCAGATGTCCAACCAATAAATGGCCGCCAACCGCCTTTAAACAAGCTTCCAGAGGCTGCCTCCGCTTTGTTTATTTCTAATTGAGCAAGCAGTGCCTGTTGAGCGTGTGTATCAGACATAGTGGCTATCTCGTGTGCGAGTTTAGCTTTCTGATCCTTGTCCTCAATAACCTTATCAAGAATGCCGGTTACTGGTCCTATAAGGCTAGTTATTAGACTCATT